AGATGATCTACAACAAGATCATCAAAGAGGGTACAAAGAACGCGGTGGATGCGCGTCGTTTGCGCACGGCATTGAAAGAGGCTGCCATAGACATGCTGCTCGGCCCTACCCCTGTACCGTCTGGTGCCAAGCAGATTTTGGAGATTGGTTTGAACAAAGACTTCTTCACAGGTCGTCCTGTTGTTCCTGAGTCCTTGGCTAAACTGGAGGCCGCTGAGCGCTATACAACAGAAACCAGTGAGGCAGGCAAATTCTTGTCCAGCTTGACGGGCACCAAAGAGACTCGACTCTTAGACCCTCTCCAAGCCGATCACATCATCAGGGGCATCTTTGGCACTGCTGGCGCTATGGCTCAGTGGTTCACCAATAGCATCGCCGTTGCCAGTGGTGAGCGCGCGGCCATGACCGACAAGCAGCAGCCCATCACAGGCCCGTTCTTACGGGCAGATGTTGGTCGTCGCAATGAAGATCTGTTCTATGACTTTAAGGCCGAGGTGGACAAGCGGTACGGCACCTACGCCAAGATGCTGGAGCGGGAAGACGACAAGCAGGCCGATGCTTACGAAGAGAAATACAGCGACATCCTAGACTTCTACCAAGAGGTTAATAAGATGGACAGCGAGCTCAAAGAGATCAATGCTGAGATCCGTTACTACGGTGAAAGCAAGGATACCGGTATGACTCCAGTGCAGCGCCGCGAGGAAATCAAGCTGCTACAGCTGGAGAAGCAAGAAATGCTGGACGATATCATTGAGATGCGCAAGGACGCCGGGCTATAAAAAAGGGGGGCCGAAACCCCCCTTAAACTTACCTTTGGCAACTGCATTAGCAGTCGCACCCATCATATGGCAAGGATTAAGATCGTGCAACCGCCGTCTTTTCTGACCTCTTGCCGGACGATGTGTAGCTCATCGATCTGGCTATCAGACTCGTAACACCCGGCATGCTCACAGGCATCGAGCAAAGCCTTGAGCACGTTATCCACATCACGCTTTCTGCGATCTGGCGGGAACAGGGCGATATGCACTGCCAAGCGCCCCTCTAGGCCTACGATCCCCTGCGTGGCCGCCTCCTCTGCTACAGCCTGCCTAAACATTAGCCCCCGCTTGCTGATGTAGCGCATATTGCCGCTCGACATCCAGTAGTGGTTGACGCTTGGGGGGTAGGGGAGTAACAGTTGTATGTGCATGCGCGAATCGTAACACTGCCCGTTCAAAAATGCAACACATGAATTTATATGGGTACAACCTGTTGACATGCGGATAAAAGTATTGCAGAATTTGTTTGTGTCTAACAACTTGGAGGAAAACAGACATGATTTTGACCAACAAATTCAACATACCGCAGACGTTCGTAAATGTCGTCAAGCGGCCAACCTACAGCAAGGGCCGCGCTAATCTCAGCGTTACCCAGCTTATCAATAGCCCCAAGATTGTGGCGCTAACCCAGACGCATCAAGATGAATTGGAGGAGGACGTAGCCGACATGGTGTGGTCTATCTTTGGTTCAGCGGTGCATACCGTTTTGGAGCACGGGAAAGACGACAACCACATTGTTGAGGCTAGGCTGCATGCCCAGCTGGACGGCTGGCATATCAGTGGTGCCATTGACCTGCAAATAGAAACCCCCGAGGGCATACAGATCCGGGACTACAAGACCACTAGTGCATGGGCGACTATGAACGACAAGGTGGAGTGGGAGCAGCAGCTAAACATCTATGCGTGGCTGGTAGAAAAGGTGCGCAACGTCAAGGTTTTGGACTTGGGAATTGTGGCTATCGTCCGGGACTGGAACCGCCGGGATGCCGCCAATCGAGAGGGGTATCCTGAAGCCCCTATCAAAGAGCTCCCCATCAAGCTGTGGTCTTACGAGGATCGTGAGGCCTTCGTCCTAGATCGTATAGCGCAGCACTCTGCCTGTGAATTTTCTATGGAAACCGGCGAGGCGTTGCCGCCCTGTACTCCGGCGCAAATGTGGGAGAAGCCTACCGTGTATGCGATTCGCAAGAAAGGTGGGGTTCGAGCCAAGTCTTTGCATGAAACGTCAGAAGCGGCTGAAGAGGCGCTGGCTGGCTTGGGGAAAGATTACGAGCTGGATGTGAGGTTGGGAGAGCGGACTCGCTGTGCCAACTTTTGTTCAGTAAATCAGTGGTGCGTCCAATGGCGCGATTATCAAACTAAGGAGGAAGTATGAGTTTCAAGAATTACCAAGCAGGGGGTAGACATTACATAGATAAAGAGGTGCAGCCGTGGGATGCCATGAAAGCATGGATGACCCCCGAACAGTTTGAAGGCTACTTGCGTGGCAATGTCATCAAGTATTTAGCCCGTTACCCAGAGAAAGGCGGCGGTTTGGATCTCCGCAAAGCCCGTCACTGCTTGGAGAAGCTGCTCATAGAGACCGGCTCCAATGAAGAGACACCCACCATTCGTAAACCAATCAAGAAAGCTAGAAAATGACAGTACATCGCAAATTAATGGAAGCCAGAATCCGGCTCCAATCCACAGAACTCAAGAAGTCTGGCCTCAACAAGTTTGCTGGCTACACCTACTTTGAGTTGGGTGACTTTATCCCTGCTATCCAGCAGATCTTCTATGACATTGGCCTGTGCGGGATTGTTAGCTTCAAGGCTGACTATGCCGAGTTAGCGATCTATGACACTGAAGACGGCACGATGGTGATGATCACCTCCCCAATGGCCGATGCCAACCTCAAAGGGGCCCATCCCATCCAAAATCTAGGCGCTACCGAGTCTTACCAACGCCGTTATCTGTGGATGACTGCCATGGAAATCGTTGAGCATGATGTGATTGATTCGACTGCTGGCGCTGATACCCCCAAACAGGCGGCACGTCCAGTAGCTGCACCTTCTGCACCACCCTTAGCCAAGCCAAGACCTCCGGCCAGCATTGAGGGCGACGAGGGTGAGTGGACGATGAAAGTAACACTGGGCCCGGACGGTTCGGTCGAGGACTGGTTGGCTACGGTGGATAAGGCGGCAAGCTTGGCCTTGCAATACACACAAACCAAAGACGATGTTATGAAAATATTCAGGAAAAACAAGCAGCTGTTTGATGTTGTCAAGAAAACCGATGCGGATTTCTTTACAGAGTTGATGGCTAAATTCACCACAGTTAAAAATAAATTTACGGAGCAAGCATGAGCACATACATCCCCAAACCCAACACCGGCACTTTGTGGCCCAACGATTACAAACGCACAGAGCAGCACCCTGACAAGCGCGGCGACCTAGTCCTTGACAGAGAGTTCCTGCGTCAAATGTTGACCAAGACCACAGGGCAGTCCACTGTGACGCTTCAAATCTCAGGATGGGTCAAGATCATCAATGGTAAGGACTGCTTGTCTATGCAGGCTTCTGAGCCTTATGTGAAGCCAGATGCCCCGGCAGCGCCCCGAGCAGCGCCTCGCCCAGCCCCTGTGGATGACTCGGACATACCTTTTTAGAGATGGTCGCCATGAAAACTTTGCAATTTGAAGCCATTAAGTTGGCGATCAAACAAGACAAGGAGGGGTATGTGCTAACGCTGCGCATGCACCCGGACGAAATCCCCGAAGAGTTGCTGCGCGACTTTGTAGGGGCCCGGTATCAATGTGTCATGGTCAGGCTAAATGCGGTGGACAAGCCTTTGATTCGTGAGCAAGAGTATGCCGGTGATCAGTACGTCTCTAAGGCTGGAGCCCTATGTCGCAACCCGGCATTTTGGCAATATTTAATCGATGACTTGCAGATCATGAATGCCTTAGAGGATGAGGCGGCTGAGTGGCTGCGGAACTATTTGGGCGTTCAGTCACGCGCCGAGTTAAAAACCAATGAGCAGGCCCGCAATCGGTTGAACACAATTTATGAGGAGTTTCTTAAATGGAATCACGCAAGTTAATACCGTATTCGGTTTACCTTCCGCCGGAGTATTACGAGCGCATTAAGGAGGCAGCCCAGCATAGGCAGGCCTCTGCTTTAGTTAGGGATGCGATTGTGATGATGCTGGACGGCGGAGATGTTTATAAAAGTGGCTACAACAAAGCCATCCGCGATGCAGCCAAAGTTATCTATGACTGCAAAGAGGCTCAAATGGTTGCGGTTCGTGGCCGCGATCTAGGGGCCCTTTTGAATGAACAGATCAATGAGTTGCTGAAGTGAGAAAGCGTTCAAGTTACAAGCCAAAGCCGCAGTTGCTTGATCCATTGGCGTGGGTTCTAAACGGCTTAAAGCCAGTGGCAGAGGCTGGCATGGTGGATGTGCAAATTAAAACCCACAATGCCATCGACGCCCTGAGACGTGGTGTTGCCACCCGCTTTGACATTGACTTCATCATTGAGGCATTCAATGTGATGGAGGCACTGTCTCGGCTTGGGGTGGCCGCGTCTTACAAAGACGATATCAGGGCTGCGCAGGACGCACTCTACGCCGTTGCAAAGCGTGGGGCGGATGCTGGGTATAGGTTTGTACTGAAGGCTGCGGAACTGAACGCCATCAATCTTGGGATGGAGATACACGACGCCCAAATTGAAGTGACGTCTATTGCCACGATGGAACGGGCTATGGGCCTTGTCCTTGATGACCTTAAAAAGAAACGTATGAGAGTAATTTTGGAGAAAACAACATGAGCAAGATAAGAATTCAGCTGGTTGAAGACGAAGAAGAAACGCCATCCACATGGGAAAAGATGTGGGATGGTTTGCTAGAAATTATGACCTTAGTGGGCATGGTGGCAACCGTATGCTTTATTGCAGGGTACGTCATCGTCAACCAGCCATCGAGCGTAGTGCAGTGCCAACCAACCAAAACCGTTTTAGCAAAAGGAATTTTTAAATGAACAACATCTCTTCACCCATCCAATACTTCACCAAAGACCATGCGGTAAGCATGACCCTGCGTGATTACTTTGCAGCCAAGGCTATGCAAGCACTGATTTCAGAACCATCTATTCAAGGAACTATGGATGAGTTTGCTCACAGGGCTTACGCAATAGCAGACGCAATGATGGAGGCTAGAGAAGCATGAACCAAGAACTAATGGACATGGCTAAACAGGCGCATCAAAAACTTGTGTCTGAAGTTTATGTAGGACACACAGGGCAACTTGACCCGTGGACTATGGAACTATTAAAAATCTTTGCCGCCCTAGTAGCAGCAGCAGAGCGTGAGAAGGTTGCAACACATTGGGAGCAATTGCATGGGTTCGACAAGCACACCGTTGCAGCATTTATTCGAGCAAGAGGAGAAACAAAATGAACCACTTAAAGAACGTATGGGCATGGTTTACAAACCACTGGGTGATGCCGACCCCTGCCGAACTTATCGCCGAAGAACTGATACAGGCGCAGCGCACTAAGTTGCGCCATCAATCGAGCATGGAGTACCACACCGCGATCGTGGCCTACAACGTGGCACGGATTAAACGCTTGGAGTCTTTGACCGCAAAGCAGGAGGTGGTGGAATGAAAGAAGCATTGAAACTTGCGCTTGAGGTGTTGCAATGGAGCAAGCCACACAAGGATGCAGTGATTACACACAGCGAAGCTATCACCGCCATCAAAGAAGCCTTGGCACAGCCAGCACCCTTGCCGTACATTCACAGCCAGTGGCAAGAGATGATTGCGGGAATACCTGTAACTTTCGAGTCCGAAGCGGATGCAAAGCGTTTTCTGGCAGCACAGCCAGCACAAGAACCCGACCACGGCGATGAATTGACAATTGCGTACATGAGTGGGGTACATCGAGGCAAAGAACTCGCAGCACAGCCAGTACACGTCATAAGTGAACAAGAGCAGTTGAAGCAGTGGATTGAAACGACAAAATACTTCACAGCAAAGAGAGAATACGAGCCTTGGTGCATGAAGATGAACGGCTGCAAAACCAAGTGTGCAGATTGCCCTGATGAACCAGCACAACGCCCTTGGGTGGGGCTGACGGAGGCGCAATTCTTGGAAGCCACACGGCTTGCCGAGAATGGTAATTATTTAGTTGCATTTGTTCGCATTCAAGAATGGCTAAAGGAGAAGAACACATGACACA